TACGGGCCTCGTGGCGCGGCATGGGTCAAGCTGCCGGTCTATCCGCTGATCTCGGTGGACAGCGTGACGGTGTTTGACGAGGACAGCAACTCGGCAGCGGTGACGATCGCCAACACCTTCGACATCGACACGCAGCAGATGCCGGGGCGCATGGGCCTCAAGTTCGGCGCCACCTGGCCGATCGCTCTGCGCCCGACCAACGCCATCCAGATCGTCTACACCTCGGGCTATGGCTCGACGGCTGCGAGTGTTCCCCGGACGCTGCGCCGTGCGGTGCGGTCTCTTGCCGCATACCTCTACGCCCATCGCGGGGACGGGTGCGATCCTGTCGAGGCGATGCAGAAGTCTGGCGCGCAGTCTGCCGTCGGCGAATACAAGGTGACGCGGATATGAGTTTTCCGACGACGCTCGACATCGCGCGGGGCATCCCTGGCGGCCGCGTCGTGCGTCAGTTCGGCCGCAACACTGCGGTCGGCGCGACATTTGCGCCTATCGCGCGGGGCGGGATCTACCGCACGCCGCAGGTCGGCTCTGCTACGACGCTCAGGGTCAAGTCGGGCGGCAACGCAAACGACACCGCAGCGGGCACCGGCGCGCGGGCGGTGACGCTGATCGGCCTTGATGCCAACGGCGATCTCATCTCGGACACGGTGGCGACGGCTGGCGCATCGGCAAGCAGCCCCACGACGAAGCAGTTCATCCGGCTGTTTGAGGCCTTTGTCTCGGCTTCTGGGACATACGCCACGCAGTCAGCGCAGTCTCATGCCGCGTCGATCGTGATCGAGAACGGCGCGGGCGGGACGGATTGGGCGACAATTCCTGATACCGACATCCCGCGCGGCGAGGCCGAGATCGGCGCGTTCAGCGTTCCGCGCAATCGCACGCTGCTCATCAGCAACGTCCGTGTGCAGGTCGGGGCGGGGAACAAGTCCAACCTCGTGATGTTCAAGCGCGAGAACATCCTTCAAACCGCGGCGCCCTACAGCGGGATGCTTCTGCTTGAGGAGTTTCCGACAGTCGAGGGCGTGAACGATTTTGTCTACGATCCTCCGATCAGGCTGCCGGCGCTGACGGATTACGGCTTCCTCGGCAAGTCGGACTCTGGGACGATCGATGTCTGCGTCGCATTCGAGGGCGTGGAGGTGATCCCGACATGAAGTGCTGCGACTACAACGCCGGGATGCTCAAGGAGCCGCTCACGTTCCAGCGGGTCACGCGTGCGTCGGATAGTGCTGGCGGCTTCACGGAGACCTGGGCGAAGATCGTCGGCTCGCCTGAGCGCGGGCATGTCAGGTCATCAAGCGGCGGCGAGCGGTTTGGCGCGGATCGCGTCGAGGGCACGGCGCGGCTGCGTGTCACTGTGCGATACACCGACAAGATCAGCGAGCGCGATGCGGTCCTGATCCGTGGCGTTCGGCACAACATCCGCTTCATCAACAACGTCGAGTTCGCCGACAAGTGGCTCGAGATCGAAGTCGAGCGCGGGGTGGCGACATGACCGTGCGGATGGAGGTCGAGAACGAGGCCGAGGTCCGCGCTGCGCTGCGGCGGTATGGCGCGAAGTTCGAGCGGCTTCTTGATCGCGCGATCAACGCGACGGCGCTTGATGTCGATCGGACGGTGAAGAAGAAGATCCAGCGCGGGCCAAAGACGGGCGAGGTCTACAACAAGACCCGGCCCAATCGTGTGCATCGCGCCTCGGCGCCGGGCCAGCCGCCCGCAACCGACACAGGGCGCCTCGTCTCGTCGATCTACTACCGCCGCGGCAGGATGAGCGCGACAGTCGGCAGCAGCCTGGCGTATGCCTACTATCTCGAGTTCGGCACGATGAAGATGCGCCCGCGCCCGGCATGGGTGCCCTCGGTGCAGGAGAACCGCGCCAAGTTCAACGACCGCATCCGTGAGGCGATCAGGAAGGCCGCGCTATGAGAATGAAGGCGCTCCAGCAGGCGATCTACACGCGCATCAACGATGCCTCGGTGACGAGCCTGTTGAGCGCGGAATATTCGCCTTCGATCTTCACGACCGTTCCGCAGCAGATCGACAGCGGCGCGGACAAGTATTTTCCTTTCGTCTCGTTCGGCCAGGACACGCTCGGCCCATATGACACCAAGTCGGTCGATGGCGGGGACGTGATCGTGCAGCTTGATGTCTGGGCGCGCAAGCGGTCAATGCTCGACCTCAAGGAGATCTGCGACGCAATCGACACGCGGCTCCGGCATCAGCCTCTGAGCATCACCGGGACAACGCACATCGACACCGACCTCGAGAGCGTGACGATCATCGACGACCCGGACGGCAAGACGACCCATGCGGTGATGCTGTTCCGCGTTCTATACTTGGGCTAAGGCTCGTGCTATAACTCGGCGAGCGAGGATGTCATGGCGAAATCAGGACGCAAGATCAGGATTAGGCAACTCTCCGGCATGTCGGCAGTGCCGGTCGCTGGCGCGCGCACGGACAACCTCGCCATCGCGGCGCAGGCGATCGACGTGACCGACAAGGACGATGCCGGCTGGCGCACGCTCCTAGCCGAGGCCGGGTCGCGGACGATCACCGCGGATGTCGAGGGCGTGCTGACCACGGATGCGCTGCTGACTGTCTCGGTCGGCGCGGGGTCGAGCCTGCTTGCAGATCACAGCGTCGAGATCGAGAACATCGGCCTCATCGCCGGGGACTTCTTCCTGACCAACGTGGCGCTGACGGGGCAGATGGCCGACGCGGTGACGTTCACCGGGACGCTCGAGAGCGGCGAGCTGCTGGGCTTCCTGATCCCGACCGTGGCGCCTGCGATCACCGGCACGACGCAGCAGGGCCAGACGCTGACGGTCTCGAATGGGACGTGGACCGGGTCGCCAAGCTACACGCGGCAGTGGCAGCGCGACACCGGCGCGGGCTTCGGCAACATCTCCGGGGCCACCTCTGCAACCTATGTTCTACAGGCGGGCGATGTGGGGGCCACCATCCGCTGCCTGGTCACCGCGACGGAGACGTTCGGCTCGGTCGTCGGCATCAGCAACACCGTCGGCCCGATCACCGCTTAGGAGGCGTAAATGGCTGCTCAATCTGGACGGCAGATGATTATGAAGAAGGGCGGCACGGCTGTGGCCGGCGCTCGCACGACCAACCTGACGATCAACAACACGCCGATCGACATCACCGACATCACCGATGCTGGCTGGCGCACGATGCTCGCCGAGGTCGGCGCGCGCTCGGTCGATGCAGACGTTGAGGGCGTGCTGACGGATGGCACGTTGATCGCGGTTGCGGTCGGCTCCGGGTCTGGTCTGCTCGCGGCCTACACTGTCGAGGTCAACGGGATCGGCGACTTCAGCGGCGACTGGTTCCTCAGCAGCTTCGCGATCACGGGCCAGATGGCGGATGCGGTCACCTTCACGGCCAACATCCAGTCGAGCGGCACCGTCACCTTCACGGCCGACTGATGCAGATCACGCTGGAGTGGCAAGGCAGGGAGTATGTGATCCCTGAGGATAAGGCGTTCCAGATCGGGGAGCAGGTCGAGGACATCATCCCGATCACCGATCTCCCCGATCTGGCGATGCGTCCGAACTTCCACAAGATCGCGCGGGTCTACGGCACGATGCTCCGCTTCGCCGGCGCGAAGGTGACAGATCAGGAAATCTGGAAGCACTTCATGGCCGAGATGCGCGCGGGCAAGGCGAATGGATCTGCGGGCCAAGCGATCACGATGCTGACGGTGATGCTGATGGACGGCGCCTTTGACGCCGGGGGAGAAGAGGGAAAAAAGGAGACCGCTTCGTAAAGACCGCTTATCAGGTGGCGGTCACAGGGCTACACTTGGCGCCGAGTGAGTTCTGGAACATGCGCCCGCGGCACTTCTGGTGGTTACTGGAAACGCTGGCGCCGAAGAAGACGAAGCGGGGCCTAAGCGAGACCGAGGCGCAAGAACTGCTAGAGTGGATGGAACAGACGAATGGCGCTCCCCGATCTCCGAGTTCGCATAGGCGCTGACACCGGGCAGCTAGATCGGGCTATTGGCGCCACCCAAGGGAAGCTGAAGGACTTCGCCCGCAACGTCGCGATCACGGTCGGCGGCGCTCTGACGATCGGCTTGGTGCGAGATACGCTACGGGCTACAGCGCAACTCGACAACCTGTCGAAGCTGGCCGGCATCAGCGTCGAGCGGTTTCAAGAACTCGCAATTGGTGTGCGGCAGTTCGGAGTTGAGCAGGACAAGCTGGCCGACATCCTGAAGGATGTGAACGACAAGTTCGGCGACTACATGCAGACCGGCGCCGGGCCGCTTGCTGACTTCTTCGAGAAGATCGCGCCGCAAGTCGGGCTGACTGCCGCTCAGTTTGCGGATCTGTCCTCGGAGCAGAAGCTGGGCGCGTATATCGACGCGCTGCGGCGTGCCAATGTTGCTCAGGACGACATGACCTTCTACATGGAGGCGCTCGCCAACGACGCCACGATCCTCGTCGGCGCGTTTGAAAACAACGCCGCGGCCATGCAGGAGATGATCGACAAAGCCCGCGAGATGGGAATCATCCTTGATGAGCAGGCGATCGCGAAGGCCAAGGAAGCAAACGCGCAGTTTGACCTGATGACTACCGTCATCGGGCAGAACCTTAAGACGGCGATCATTGAACTCGGACCGATCCTTGTGACTGTGACCGAGCAGATCGCCAATCTCACCTCTGCCGTTCGCAGCTTCTTCGAGCCGATCATCGAGTTCAACAGGATGAGCGGCGATCTTGATGCGGCGGCCAATCGGCTATTTCAGAACCGCCCGCCCGCCACGCTTCCGACGACAGTGATCGACGGGCCTCCGTCACTAGGCCCCCCCGGTTCCATGACGCTCGAGGAGGCTTTCAACGCGCGGATGCAACAGGCCATCGACCGCGCGTTGATGGAGAACCCGGCGGGCTTTTCGCCGGCCGATCCCTCGCCGGGCTTCCAGCCTCCGGGCGGCATCTTGATACCGCCGATGCGGCCAGAGGGGCTGACCAAGCCGCTGCAAGATACCGCAGCCGCAGCGCGCACCGTCTCCTCTGCGCTGCAAGGCGTTGGAGATGATGCCGCCGATGTCGAGACATCGCTCAACAGCATAGGCGTGGCGGCGAAGAACGCGTTCGTCAACTTCGTGACTGGAGCAACAACGGCGAAGCAGGCTCTAAGCCAACTGGCTGCGTCAATGGCTGCGATGTTCGCCGAGCGCGCGTTCATGTCGCTGTTCGGCGGCTTCAGCTTCTTCCGCACGCCATCGATGGAAGGCGGCGGTTTTACCGGCTCAGGACCTCGCAGTGGGGGCATAGACGGCCGAGGTGGCTTCCCGGCTATCCTTCACCCTAACGAGACGGTGATCGACCACACGCGCGGCGGAGCGGCTGGGATGGTGCGCGTGATCGTCGAGGAGGCGCCGGGCTTCGCAACGCGCGTGCGGACAGAGGCGCAGGGCGTCGCCGTCCAGGTGGTGCAGGCTGGCATCCAGCAGTATGATCGTCTCGTCGCGCCGGCCACGCAGCGCCGCGTCGCGGCTGATCCTCGGAGGGTCGGATGACTGCGCTCACATTCCCGCTCTCGCTTGCGGCGTTCTACGACACGCTCGGTGTGGCATCCTGCACCTTCGAGGACACGCTGCCCATTGAGACGAGCCAGATGGCCGACGGCACGATCCTCAAGGCATCTCTGGGCGCCTCGCTGTGGCGCGGGACGCTCAACCTTGTTCCTCGCACCCATGCTGACGCGCAGGCGATCGAGGCGCTGGTGAGCGTTCTCAAGCGGCCTGGCTCATCGTTCCTCGCCCGCGATCCTCGGCGCGTCGGCCCGAAGCTAGATCCGACCGGCTCAACGCTCGGCGCGAACACAGTGCTGATCAACTCGCTTAACGTGGACAACCGGCAGCTGAGCCTCAAGGGCCTGCCAGCTAGCTATGTGATCTCGGTCGGCGACATGCTCTCGTTCACCTACGGCAGCAGCCCGACGCGATATGCCCTCCACCGGGTGGTTGAAGCAGCGACGGCCAATGGCTCAGGCGTGACGCCCGAGTTCGAAGTGACGCCGCTCATCCGCTCCGGGGCTGCGGTTGATGCGACGGTGACGCTCGTCAAGCCGATCTGCAAGGCGGTGCTGCTCCAGGGCGTCAGCTACGGCACGACGGTCAGGACCTACACCGAGGGCATGTCGTTCGAGTTCATTCAGACGCTGAGGTGATCCGTGCGCGTTTACGACGGCTCCACGCAAACCTACATCGATGCGCTCGACGGGATCGTGGCGCGGCATCTTGTCTGGTTCACGGCTCGCAACCGATCCACAGGTGCTGCCGAGACGATCGGGATCTGGAACGGCGACGACCACCAGAACTTCACGATCGGCACATCGCGGACCTACTACGGGGCAGGAAGCCTGCTCGACATCGAGCCGATCACCGCAGGCGTCGGGCTAACTGTCCGCATCCACCAGATCACGATGAGCGGGATCAGCCCGCAGGTCGAGGAACTGCTGCGGACCTATGATGCGCGCCTTGCCGCGGTCGAGATGCACCGCGCGCTGTTCAGCCTCTCCACAGGCTCGCTCGTCGGCACGCCCTATCGGGTGATGAAGGGCTGGGTCAACGGCGTGAAGCTGACGAGCGGCGAGGATAGCAGGGCGGTGATCTCGGTCGCGAGTGCGGCCAGGGCGCTGACGAAGCCGCTGGCGCTCTATCGCTCCGATGCGGCGATGCGCGAGAGGTCGGCAACAGATACCTTTCGCGCCTATGCGGACATCAGCGGCCAGGTCGGCGTCTGGTGGGGCGAGAAGCGCGAGGGCATGGAGGTGCCGCAGGAATGAAGCCGGGGCTGCTGCAAGCGTTCATCTCGGAAAACCAGTCGCGCGCGTTCAAGCCTGGCGAGTGGGACTGCGCCCTCTGCGCTGCGGAGTGGGTCAAGGTCTCGACGGGCCGGGATCTCGCCAAGGAATACCGCGGCCGCTACAAGACGATGAAGGCGGGCCAGAAGCTGATCGCGGCTCAGGGCTACGAGGATCACGTCGCAATGGTGGCTGCTCACTTCCCCGAGATCCATCCTGCCTTCGCGCAGATCGGCGATCTGGCGGTCATTGGAGAGGCTCTGGGCATCGTTGCGGGCGAGCATGTTTTTGTGTTGCGCGAGACGGGCTTCGGGGTCGTGATGCTTGAGCAGGCCGACAGGGCCTTTGAGGTGCGCTAATGCCACAGGTCGCAGCAGCAATCGCGGCAACATTCACGGCGATCGGCACGGCGATCTCTGGCGCCTATGCGGCGGTCTCTGCCTTCGCGGCTGCGTCGGTGTTCAACAGCTTCATCGTCAACGCTGCGCTATCGGTCGGCCTGTCCCTACTGGCTCGTGCGCTTGCTCCGAAACCGAAGATCCGGCAGACCGGCATCCAGACCGATGTCACGACGACCGGCGGGACGACCGCGCAGAAGTTCATCATCGGCACCTACGCGACGGCGGGGCATCTTGTCGCACCTCCCTACAGCCACGGCGCATCGGGCGAGACGCCGAACGCCTATCTCAACTACATCATCCAGATCAGCGACTTCCCCGGCGTGGCTCTCAGTCGCGTGATCGTCAACGACGACTATTCCGCGCTCGACACGACGGCAGATCCTGACTACGGCGACCCGCTGCTGAAGTTCCGGGTCAGCGCGACCGATCATGCGTGGGTCAAGTTCTACGACGGCACGCAGACGGCAGCCGATGCTATGCTCGTCGCCAAGTATGCCTCGCACCCGGATCGCCCTTGGACCTCGACGGCGATCGGGACGGACACGGCCTATGCGGTGATGACGTTCCTCTACAACCGCGAACTGTTCAACAACCTCCCGAGCGTGCGTTTTGAGATCACGGGCATTCCGCTCTACGATCCTCGGGCAGACACTACCGCAGGCGGATCAGGCTCGCAGCGGTTCAACGACCAATCGACATGGGCGTTCAGCGACAACCCGGCGGTGATGATCTACAACATCATGCGCGGGATCGAACTGCCTGATGGCTCGATCTACGGCGGCGAGATGACCGCGGACGATCTGCCCTACAGCAACTGGGCCGCGGCGATGAACGCCTGCGATGTTCTGATCGGCAGCCGCAAGACCTACCGCGCCGGCTTCGAGGTGGATGTCAGCGCATCGCCTTCTGATGTGATCGACGAGTTGCTCAAGGTCTGCCACGGCCAAGTCAGTGAGTATGGCGGGATCTTCCGCATTCGCGTCGGCGCTCCTGCCGCGTCGGTTCTCAGCATCACGGACGACCTCATCGTCATCACCGACCCGCAGGAGTTCTTGCCGTTCCCCGGCCTCGAGCAGACCTACAACGCGATCACCGGCACCTATCCCGAGCCGGTCAGCCTCTACAACCCGCGCGAGGCGCCGCCGATCTACAACGCGACGTGGGAGACAGAAGACGGCGGGCGTCGCCTGCCGATCGAGATGACCTTTCCGGCTTGCCCTTACATCCAGCAGGTCGAGCAGTTGATGAACGGCTACATCGAGGACAACCGGCGCTTCCGCACTCACCGCATCGTCTTGCCGCCATCTGCCGCCATCCTCGAGCCGCTCGACACGATCTCCTGGACATCGGCCCGCAACGGCTACACGACGAAGTTGTTCGAGGTGATCGAACTCGTTGATCGCCCGATGTCGCTCTTGCAGGAGGTCTACGTCCGCGAGCGCGACAGCGCGGACTACAACTGGACCTCGGGCCAAGACCCGGCAACGCCTGCTAGCGATACAGGTCTGACGGCGCCCGCAGCGCAGCTCGTCGAGGGCTTCACGGCAACGGCTCTGACGCTCAAGGACGGGCTTGGGCTGGATCGACGCCCGGCGATCAGTGTTGCGTGGACGGGCACCTCTGCGCTCGATGCAGAGTTTGTGCAGATCGAGATCCGGCTCAAGGTCAGCGCGGCGGTGATCTTCTATGGCGTCTTCAGCGCGCGAGAGGGCTTTGCGGTCGTCTCGGACGGCATCCTGCCTTCGACAGTCTACGAGGTGCGAGGGCGCTATGTGATGGATCGGCCCTCGGACTGGTCTAGCTGGATCGAGGTCACGACCAACGCGGTCTACATCAGCGACGAGGACTTCGAGAACGGCATCAAGGGGCTGTTTCAGGACGCCGGCCTTTCGGCGCCTGAGATCGTGGCGAGCCTGCCCATGACGGGCAACTTTCAAGGGCGACTGGTCTTCCTGACGACCGACAACAAGTTGTATCGCTGGACCGGCTCGGCATGGACTGCGGCTGTTCCGACTGTTGATCTGACGGGCACCATCAGCGAAGCGCAGATCGCGGCCAATGCTGTGACGACCACGAAGATCGCCAACGCGGCGGTCGAAGAGGCAAAGCTGGCTACTGGCGCTGCGACAGAGGCCAAGATCGCAACGAGCGCCATCACCGAGACGAAGATTTCCTCTAATGCGGTCACCTCAGCCAAGATCAACGCAGGGGCTGTGATCGCAGGCAAGATCGCGGCAGGAGCGGTGCAGGCCGGCAACATCGCGGCTGGTGCCATCGTAGCCGGCGACATTGCGGCAGGGACGATCACCGGCGACAAGATCGCAGCGAACACTCTGACCGCGAGCAACATCGTTTCCGGCACGATTACCGCAACGCAGATCGCGTCCAACACAATCACCGCCACTAACATCGCAGGTAGCACCATCACCGGCGACAAGATTGTGGCGAACACGATCACTGGCGGTCTGCTTGCAACGAGCGGGATCATCACGCAGGTCGCGCAGATCGGCGATGCTCTTATCTCTAATGCGAAGATTCAGAATGCTGCCATCACAAGCGCGAAGATCAGCGGCACAATTCAGTCTGACAACTACGTTGCTGGCACATCTGGCTGGAAGATCACGCGCGACACGGGCACGGCAGAGTTCCAGAACGCGACGATCCGGGGAACGCTGAACGCGACTGACATCACGGCTGGCACAATCTCGGCGGATCGCTTGCCGGGTCTTGCGGTGGCGAACTCGACCTCGATCAGCGCCAACATTAGCAAGGACGCAACGGCCACTTACACCGTCTCTTTCAGCGGCGTGAAAAGCGGCACGAAACTGATGGTCATCATGCAGCTTGCAGGCTATTCGAGCGCGGATAGCCCTTATGTCGAAGTCGCGGCAACAGGGACAAGCGTTACGCTAGACTATACCACATCGAACGAGGGCTGGCTGCTGGAAGGCGCTTCTGGCATCGAAGAGCCGCAGACCTATGTTTCCACCGGCACGACAACCAGCACATCGGGGACGGTCGGGTTCAACGTCACTCATCGTGGCTCAAGCGGCGGCACTGCCACCGTCCAAGGCGTCGTTGCCGCGCTAGTGATGGAGGCTTGATATGCAGTTCACCATCTATCACGCGGATGGCTCATGGTCAGGAACCTTCACGACATCCGGCGATCTTGATCCGCTGATGATCCCGGAAGGCGGGCATTGGGCGGAAGGCAATCACGACCGCTTCTCGCGCTATGTCGATGGTCAAGTCGTCTCGTTCACGCAATCCGAAATCGACGCGACCGAGATCGCCGAGACGTGGCCGGAATTGCGTCGGGAGCGCAATCGTCGCCTATCCGCCTGCGACTGGACGCAAGCCCCAGACGCGCCCGTAGACCGCGCCGCATGGGCCTCCTACCGGCAGGCGCTGCGTGATCTGCCTGCGAACACCACCGACCCCCGTGATCCTGCGTGGCCTATCCCGCCAATGTAAAATCGTGTAGACTGCCGCGCGCGCGCACCTCACAACTAGGAGACCATCGATGGCTACTTTCAACAAGGTGAACGACTTCGTTCTGAACGCTGTTCACAACATGGACCTCGAAAGCGATCAGATCGTCGTCGCTCTCAGCAACACGGCGCCCGGCTCGGAGTCCAGCAACCCGACCGCCGACGGCAATGGCGTCCTCGCGAACGTGACCGAGGTCAGCTACACCAACTGCTCAAGCCGCAACGTGACGACGACCTCCTCGACGCAGAGCGGCGGCACCTACAAGCTGGTGCTGGCGGACATCACGCTCTCGGCCAGCGGCGGCGATGTCGGCCCGTTCCGCTATGTCTACCTCTACGACGACACCGTGACCTCGCCGGCTGATCCGCTGATCGGCTACTACGACTACGGCCTGAGCCTGACGCTGAACGACGGCGACAGCTTCACGCTCGACTTCTCGGCGGTAAACGGCGTGATCCAGATCTCGTGAGCGGGGGCTTCGGCTCCCGCCTACCTTTTCATCATGGAGTGACCGATGCCCACCTTTGCCAACGGCGAGAGCGCCGCCTCTGTTCGCACGAAGATCAACGACGCCATCGACAAGGTGGACGGCGCTGCCGCGATCTCCTCGATCAACGTGGACGGCGGCACCATCGACGGCGTGAGCATCGGCGCAAGCACTGCGGCCACCAGCCTCAACGTCAACGGCACGATCAAGCTGGACGGGAACTATCCTGTTGGCACGAACAACGTGGCCGTGGGCTATCAGGCTGCGCTGTGTACTACGACGGGATGCAACAGCACCGCCATCGGAGCCTGCGCTCTCCGGTTAAATACGACGGGCAGCATAAACACGGCAGTTGGTAATCAGGCGATGCTGTGTAACACAACCGGCGAAGAAAACGTAGCGGTTGGAAACGTAGCACTTTGCTCAAACACGACGGGTTGCTATAATACTGCGGTTGGGCGGTCTGCGGCTGTTGCAAACACCACGGGGGCATTTAACGTAGCTATTGGCCGTGAAGCCCTTCGTGAAAACCAAGAGGGCGATCAAAGTGTAGCGATTGGTCAAAGCGCCCTCCGCAACCAAAACCCGGTCGGCAATGCTGACATGAACAACGTAGCCGTAGGTTTTCAGGCTGCGCTGTGTACGACGACGGGTCGGCTGAACACTTCTGTGGGGGCGTGTAGCCTGAGGCTAAACACTACTGCGTGTAACAATACTGCCTTCGGCTTTAGTGCGATGCGGGATAACGAAACGGGGTCTGACAACACAGCCTCTGGTGTAAACGCGCTGCTTTGCAACACTACGGGCAGCAACAACACCGCCTCCGGCTGCGCTGCTTTGCGAGATAACACAACTGGTGCCGCTAATACCGCGTTTGGCTTCCGTGCGTTGCTTTCAAATACTACGGCGAGTGCTAACAGCGCATTTGCCTGCGATGCTCTTCGCTGCAACACCACGGGTACTCTAAACACCGCTATGGGCGTCAACGCCCTCTGCGCCAACGTCGAAGGCGATCAGTCTGTGGCTATTGGCACCGACGCGCTGCGCGCACAAAACCCCGTCGGCAACGTGGACATGAACAACACGGCGCTTGGCTTCCGAGCAGGCTGCGCCATCACCACGGGCACCAACCTCACCGTCATCGGTGCTACAGCCGCTGCCTCTGCCGCTACTGCCACCAACGAGATCACGCTCGGCAACAGCAGCGTCACATGTCTCCGCGTTCCGGGTGTTGGCTTTGAAACGTCAACAACGGGCACCGTGTTCAACGAAGCCGGTAACGATGCTGACTTCCGCATCGAGAGCGACACTGACCCAAACGCCTTTTTCTTGGAAGGCAGCAGCGGGAACGTAGGGATTGGGACGAGCAGTCCTGACTCCGCCCGTAAGCTTCATGTCTATACTGCTAGTGGCGGCTTTAGTATTAGCGGCTTGTTTGAAACGGCTGTTACATCCTCTTCTATTGCCTTTAAGGACACCTCAAACAACAGCACATCCGCTGTGCGCATCGGATCGTCTGGTAACAACTTGTTGCATTATACTGGCGGCTCAGAACGTATGCGCATCGACAGCAGCGGGAACGTGCTTGTGGGTAAGACTGCAGGCAGCACATCTACTGTAGGCGGACAGTTGTTACCAACTGGTAAAGCATGGTTCGTTGCAGATGGCACTGATCCTCTATTCTTAAATCGCTTAACGTCTGATGGTGATATTGCAGACTTTGCTAAAGACGGCACCATTGTGGGGAGTATTGGGAGTAACTCTAGCCTGCGTCTTACTATGGGTAACGCTGATGTTGGCCTAATTTATCAGACCGATGGCACGGATTACATCGGACCGTATAGCATGACTGCTGTTGGTGGTAGAGACAACGCTATCAACCTTGGCTTCCCAACTAACCGCTTCAAAGACCTTTACCTTTCTGGCAATGCGTATGTAGGCGACAAGATCATCCACGACGGTGATACCAACACGGCGATCCGCTTCCCTGCTGCTGACACTGTTACGGTGGAGACGGCGGGTTCGGAGCGTGTGCGCATCGACAGCAGCGGGAACCTGCTTATCGGCGGGACAACGGCTGGCACAGCCTCTGCGGGCAACCTTGTTCTTGTCAACGGCACCGCACCGACAGGCAACGTTACGGACGGCATCACGCTTTATGCCGAAGACGTATCCTCCAGCAGCGAGTTGAAGGTCCGAGATGAGGCGGGTAACGTGACTACTCTTTCGCCCCATAACTTCGATCTGATCCCTGAAGGCCCATCGGAGGAGATGGCGTGGTCTTACTACTCAGAGCGCGATGGCAAGCGCATCAACGTGGACATGCTCAAGGCAATCCGCCTACTTGAGCAACTGACCGGCGAAAAGCTGGTGCATATGGCTTGATGGAGGACAGCATGACCACAACTTGGACCATCGCTCAATGCGAGCATGACATCGCCACCGGCGGGATCACCGTCGCTCATTGGCGCGTGACAGCCACAGACGGCGACTACCGTGCTTATGCCTATGGCTCGGTCGGCTTCCAGCCTGATCCTGACGCCCCCGGCTTCATCCCCTATGCGTCGGTCACTGAGGCCGAAGTGCTTGCATGGGTCTGGGCTAACGGCGTTGACAAGGATGCAACCGAAGCCACACTTGCTGCACAGATCGAAGCGCAGAAGCATCCGACAACAGCCAACGGCCTGCCGTGGCAATAAGGGAGAGACACTTGCTTAACACCTACGTCATCGAAGGCGGCATCGGCAAATGCACGGCGTTCACCGCTCTGATCCCCAAGCTGGCCGAGAAGGCTGGTGAGGCGATCCAGATTTACACGCCCTACATCGATGTCTTCGCCTTCAACCCCGACGTGGCGATGGCCTATGAGCAGTCGCTGCCGCTGAACGATCCGCGCATCATGCGCTCGGACAACATCTTCTACTGCGAGCCTTACAAGTCCAACTTCGCTCTGGGCAAGCAGCACTTGATCGAGTCCTACTGCGAACTATTCGGCGTCGAATACGACAAGTCGATGGCTCCGAAACTCTACACGAGCCACCTGAAGGAACGCGCCGACAAGTGGCTGGAGCAGAACGGCATCACCGGCAAATACATGATGGTGCAGTTCACGGGCGGGCAGACACCTGTCGGCTGGTCCCCGAACAACGGCTACGCGAGCCACAACCCCGGTCGCAACTATCCGGCCTATCTGGCTCAACAGGTCGTCAGCCACCTTCGTGCAGCCTATCCGAATGTTGCGATCATCGACTGCACTCTGCCTAACGAGCCGGGCTACGCTGGTGCGATCAAGTGCGCCGAGCATTGGGCCGTGGTCCACGAGATGCTGAAGGGCGCTGAAGGCTTCATCGGCATCGACAGCAGCCTGCAACACTTCTCGGCCAGCGCACAAAAGCGCGGTGTCGTGATCTGGGGCAGCACCCCGCCGACGCAGTTTGGCTACGGCCACAACACCAACATGCAGTTCCACATGGGCAAGAAGTGGGACGCACGGAAGTTCGACCCCGCCGATCCGCGCAACGTGCTGGTTGATCCGCGCAGCGTGGTTGAGGCATATTCGGCGCTGACGGTGAAGATCGAGAACAAGCCGATCAACACCTACTGTTTAACCGCTTAAGGAGAGCGACAATGACTGAAGAGAACTGGCAAGGCACCTACAACGCTGCGATGGACAGCGTGAACCTGCTCAACAAGGGCAAGCCTGAAGGCGACAGCGATGAGGACTGGGCGGGCACTGTGCAGCGCAACGTCGATCACCTCAAGATTCAGGTGGCGAAAGAGTGGCCCGCTGGCTTCGACATGAAGCCGTTCAACGACGCCATCGCTGCCCATGCTTGAGGTCCCTGTTAGCGTCGGTGAGGTTCTCGACAAGATCAGCATCTTGCAGATCAAGTCCGAGCGCATCACCGACGCTCTCAAACTCGTCAACGTCGAGAAGGAACTTTTCCACCTGACGAGAGCGGCACAGGGCCACAGGCAACCCTATCTCGAAGCCCAACTCAAGGC